ATGGACAACGACAAAATTGATCAACACAGCGACGAAATTGAAGTTGAGAGCGAAGAAAAAGAGCGCGGCAAAAAAATAGAAATAGATGAAGACCGACTCCCCTCCCGGGCGATGGCAATTCATGAGCATATCCGCCAGGATGGTGAAAAAGAGCTGGAACGCGACGCAATGGCGCTACTGTGGTCAGCCATTGCGGCGGGTCTGTCGATGGGCGCTTCGTTACTGGCAAAAGGGATATTTCATGTCGAACTGGAAGGTGTGCCGGGCAGCTTCTTACTGGAGAATCTCGGTTATACCTTTGGTTTTATTATCGTCATTATGGCCCGCCAGCAATTATTTACCGAAAACACCGTGACTGCGGTACTACCCGTCATGCAAAAACCGACAATGAGCAACGTCGGCTTACTTATGCGATTATGGGGCGTCGTGCTGCTGGGTAATATTCTCGGGACAGGTATTGCTGCATGGGCATTTGAATATATGCCTATCTTCAATGAAGAAACTCGCGATGCATTTGTCAAAATCGGCATGGATGTGATGAAGAACACCCCCAGCGAGATGTTTGCCAACGCGATCATTTCCGGCTGGCTGATCGCCACTATGGTATGGATGTTTCCTGCAGCAGGTGCGGCAAAGATTGTGGTGATTATATTGATGACCTGGCTTATTGCCCTGGGTGACACCACCCATATCGTGGTCGGTTCTGTTGAAATCCTCTATCTGGTGTTTAACGGTACGCTGCACTGGAGCGATTTCATCTGGCCCTTCGCACTACCTACTTTAGCGGGGAACATCTGCGGCGGCACCTTTATCTTCGCGTTAATGAGTCATGCACAGATTCGTAACGACATGAGCAACAAGCGTAAAGCAGAAGCACGCCAAAAAGCAGAACGTGCGGAAAACATTAAGAAAAATGATAAAAACCCGGCATAAATGGCGAGGGTTTAAGCAATCGAGCGGCAGCGTACTTACCCCGCACTCCATTAGCGGGTATACTCATGCCGCATTGTCCTCTTAGTTAAATGGATATAACGAGCCCCTCCTAAGGGCTAATTGCAGGTTCGATTCCTGCAGGGGACACCATTTATCAGTTCGCTCCCATCCGTACCAGTCCGCAAAATTCCCTGAATATCAAGCCTTCCGTAGATTCACAGTTCGTCATGGTTCGCGTCAGATCGTTGACAGCCGCACTCCATGACGGGTAAAAAGTGGATAAAATAATTTTACCCACCGGATTTTTACCCATGCTCACCGTTAAGCAGATTGAAGCAGCAAAGCCGAAAGAAAAACCATACCGCCTACTCGATGGTAATGGACTGTACCTTTATGTCCCTGTATCCGGGAAAAAGGTATGGCAGCTTCGCTACAAGATTGACGGTAAGGAGAAAGTCCTAACCGTAGGAAAATATCCGCTAATGACTTTGCAGGAGGCAAGGGATAAGGCATGGACTGCGAGGAAAGACATCTCGGTTGGCATCGATCCGGTAAAAGCGAAAAAGGCTTCGTCTAACAACAATTCCTTTAGCGCCATTTACAAGGAATGGTACGAGCACAAGAAGCAAGTCTGGTCAGTAGGCTATGCAAATGAACTTGCCAAAATGTTTGATGACGACATTTTACCCATCATCGGCGGCCTTGAGATTCAGGATATTGAGCCGATGCAACTGCTGGAAGTAATCCGCAGATTCGAAGATCGCGGTGCAATGGAGCGAGCCAACAAAGCCCGCAGAAGATGTGGCGAGGTTTTCCGTTACGCTATTGTCACCGGAAGGGCTAAATATAACCCAGCACCTGACCTTGCTGACGCCATGAAGGGATACCGCAAGAAGAACTTCCCGTTTCTTCCTGCAGACCAGATCCCGGCATTCAACAAAGCACTGGCAACATTTTCAGGAAGTATCGTATCGCTCATTGCCACCAAGGTTTTGCGCTATACAGCCCTAAGAACGAAAGAGCTTCGTTCCATGCAATGGAAGAACGTCGATTTTGAAAACAGGATTATCACCATCGACGCCAATGTGATGAAGGGACGCAAAATTCATGTGGTTCCTATGTCAGACCAGGTGGTTGAACTTCTCACTACGCTAAGCTCAATCACCAAACCAGTATCAGAGTTTGTTTTTGCCGGGCGCAACGATAAGAAGAAGCCAATCTGCGAGAATGCGGTATTGCTTGTGATCAAACAAATCGGCTATGAGGGTCTGGAAAGCGGTCACGGATTCAGGCATGAATTCAGCACGATTATGAACGAGCACGAATGGCCTGCTGATGCTATTGAAGTGCAACTGGCACATGCCAACGGCGGATCTGTGCGCGGTATTTACAACCATGCTCAGTATCTAGATAAGCGCAGAGAAATGATGCAGTGGTGGGCGGACTGGATTGATGAAAAGGTGGAGTGATCCACCTTAACTATCGAAGAGCACAAAGTCTTGCAATCCAGTGCAAAGCTTTGCGTACCAGAGTTTTTCCTCATCAACTACCGCAAGTATCGATCGATTGAGACTTGGATGATAGACTTCATGTCTTTCAGAACTCATTGATTAAATAAATGTTAAAGCTATTTGCAAAGTACACCTCGATTGGTGTGCTGAACACACTTATACACTGGGTGGTTTTTGGTGTATGTATCTATGCCGCGCATACCAATCAGGCTCTGGCAAACTTCGCAGGTTTCGTTGTGGCTGTGAGCTTTAGCTTCTTCGCGAATGCAAAATTCACATTCAAAGCATCGACTACAACGATGCGCTACATGTTATATGTCGGGTTCATGGGAACACTGAGTGCTACTGTTGGATGGGCTGCTGATAAGTGCTCGCTTCCTCCAATTATCACTCTTATCACCTTCTCCGCCATCAGCCTGGTGTGCGGTTTCGTCTATTCAAAGTTCATTGTCTTTAGGGATGCGAAATGAAAATTTCTTTAGTCGTTCCGGTCTTTAACGAAGAGGCCACGATACCTATTTTTTATAAAGCCGTGCGCGAATTTGAAGGGCTTCAGCAGCATGAAGTCGAGATAGTCTTCATAAACGATGGCAGCAAAGACGCTACAGAATCAATTATCAACGAGCTTGCTGTTGCCGACCCGCTTGTGGTTTCGCTGTCGTTCACACGTAACTTCGGCAAAGAACCTGCCCTGTTCGCAGGTCTGGACCATGCTACCGGGGAGGCAATTATCCCGATTGACGTTGATCTGCAAGACCCTATCGAAGTTATTCCTCACTTGATAGAGAAATGGCAGGCCGGTGCAGATATGGTTCTGGCTAAACGCTCTGACCGCTCCACTGACAGCAGGCTGAAGCGTAAATCTGCTGAGTGGTTCTATAAACTTCATAACAAAATCAGCAACCCTCAGATAGAAGAGAATGTTGGCGACTTCCGGCTCATGTCTCGCGAAGTAGTAGAAAACATTAAGCTCATGCCAGAACGAAACCTGTTTATGAAGGGGATACTATCCTGGGTAGGTGGTAAGACAGATGTGGTTGAATACGTAAGAGCCGAAAGAGCCGCAGGAAAAAGTAAGTTTAATGGCTGGAAGCTTTGGAATCTGGCGCTTGAAGGGATAACGAGTTTTTCTACCTTCCCGCTGAGAATGTGGACGTATATCGGTCTCTTCGTAGCCGGTTGCTCATTTTTTTATGGGGCATACATGATTGTGGATACCCTTTGTTTTGGCAATCCGGTGAAGGGATATACATCGATAATGGTATCGATGCTATTCCTTGGCGGCGTTCAGCTGATAGGTATTGGAGTGCTCGGCGAATACATTGGCCGCATTTACATCGAAACAAAGAACAGACCAAGATACATTACGAAAAGGGATAATGTTGAACATGAGTGATTCAGCGTTAAAAAACGATAAATTCCAGCGAATTTTTAGAATTGTTTTGCCATTGTCCATTTTATACATATCTTGGATTGTTTTTACTGGCAGACTTTACATTGATGACTTAGGCCGTTCTCTTTACGGTTATACATCGTGGGGACAGGACGGCAGGCCAGCCTCTGATCTATTAATGTCAGCCTTGAGTTTTGGCACGCCAATCCTAGACATTACACCCCTTCCCCAGATTTTATCTGTCATTGCCTTAAGTGCAGTTCTGTCACTTTGGGGGGTAAAGTATCTGCCAAGAAAAGGCACAACCTCTTCTGCTGTATGTGTTTTATATTTTATTCTATCACCATTTTTCCTTGAGAATATCTCATATCGTTATGACTCACTACCTATGTCTTTGAGTCTTGTTGCACTATTATTGCCATATGCATTGAAGAAAAAACCTTGGTCTCCTTTTCTACATTTCATTTCTGTTATCGCTTCCCTGTCTTTTTATCAGGCATCAATATCGTTATTCATATTACTTATGATTATTGATGTAATTCATCTTTATTTTTCTAAAAAAGATGATTTAAGACATCTAGAAATAATCAAGTCAATTGCAATTAACACGCTTGCCTTTGCTGCTGGATTTGTTTTTTATAAGGTATTAATTGCTAGCTCCTTTGCGTCAGGCTCTTATTCTGATGAGCACTCAAAAATTATAAACGTTGACCACACCTTTTTTGATGTACTGTATAATAATACAGTTGTCATATTTACGTGGCTTTTAAACCCGCTTTATAAGTGCTCACCTTTTCTCTTTAAGGGGTGCGCATTGATCTTGCTAGTTAGCATCATAAAGATATCAATGACATCCAAAGATGTGAAATCCAGAGTTATTAACTTATTTTTACTTTCCGCCTTGATTACTGCGGGCTTTTTCTCTTGCTTTGCACACATTGCACTTCTTAAAACCCCTGTGCTAGCGCCTAGAGTATTAATATCTTTCACAGGATTCTTCCTGCTTTTTGCATACCTAGTAGTCCAAGCCTTTGAAAGTAAAAAAATTCAGCTGATACTTTTGGCCCCTGTTGTTTTTTTTAGTTTCATACTTTCATTTTCTTATGCAAACGCATCAAGCTCCCAAAAGGAGCTAGATAAATTAATTTCCACCTCAATTTATAACGACATTTCTCATCAAGATTTGAGTTTTAAAAATGTTTTCATTCATGGCGTTATGCCAACATCGAAGCAGAGGGCATTGATAGTCGAGAGACTTCCGATAATGAATTCTCTGATACCTATTTATTTAAATAACAATTGGTCTTGGGGGGCTATGATTCTTAAGCATTACCTTCTCGACTACAATGTGGACGCAACAATTACAGATCCAAAAAAGGAAATCTGCTCCTTAACACCATTCTCCAGGTCTAAGGATTATTCACTATACAGCAAAGGTGATACCTTAATAGTATCATTTGATAAGACTGGATGCCGCTGATTAAAGTCTAGGCCGCCATGCGGCCTACTTTATTTTGGCCAGTCAATATCAGGTGCCTTGGAAGTATCAACCCGGCTTAAAAGCACGCGATATTTTTTCAGTGTAGTTAACTGTGTTCTTTCTTCATCTGTCGCCATGTCTAGGTCGACCGCATCCTGTAGCACGTCGATGCGCTGGCTGGCGTCATCCATTAGCATCTTCTTCATTGCTACGTTTGACTGGATTTTTGCCTGGGTTAGATCTTCCTGCTGCTGCTCGGTCAAAGGTGGGCGCGAAAAATTAGCGCCGTCATACAGATAGCCAGGCCCGGCAATGTTGCTTTCATCGTATTCAACAACAATCGTCCCAGCATCATGCTGGTATTCTCCTTCCCCATCCCAAAGGAAAGTATTTTCCACTACTCCATCACGAACTAATGCCCATGTTTTCATTACGCATACTCCCAAATAATAACCAGCCCAGGTGCGCCATCACCACCAGCCACAGCAGCATTGCCCGCTGTAACGGATGATGGGCCGCCGCCAGAACCGTAACCCGAACCATTGATGCCATGAGCATTGTTGGCTGTAATGTATCCTCCTGCGCCGAAGCGAGACGATCCACCAGGGGCGTCGACAATTATTGAAGAACTGATAACGACGGAGGAGCTGGCGCCTTCACCTGGAGTGCTAATTATGTTCGCCCCGGTAGCACCGCCTGAAACTACCGCCGCCACGGTAGAAAAAGGGAAATTGTTAGTTGGCCCTGCTGGTTCCCCTGAACTGCCACCTGCCGCCGTCATCAGGCTGCCGAAAGATGATGTGCCGCCGACAGAAGGATATACATCGGAAACCGTTCCACCCAAACCCTTGCCGCCAACAGTAACCTGAACCCCACTAAATCCAGAAGTGAACTGCCCTTTAGCGTAAGATCCAGCGCCACCGGCACCACCAACGGATACCTGGCCAGGTCCTGCGGCGCGCGCTCCAGCGCCCCCCCCTCCCCCGCCAACCATTTCAACAATTACTTTTTTCGTGCCGGGAGTAGCATTATAAATACCGGAACTGTAGAAAACCCGCACGTTCAGCAGGCGACCAACGTATCCGCTCTCATCTCCCAAACCGAGGTTTTCGAGAGCCGTTTTCACCGTGCCATCCGATTTGATATCGCCAAACGGATTCTTGCGGCTCAGGTATTCAACAGCAAATCCCGATCCCAGCAATTCAACAAAACCGGGCAGATCACCATTATCAAGCACATCCCGTTGCGTTTTGTCACTTACAAACTGGGCCAGAGCTGCAGCAATAAAGCTGGCCTGCCGAATAACCTTATTGACTTGCGCACTGGATGCTTTCCCTGCTGTAAATCCGGATAAAAGCGCAGGCAACGCTTCCCATTCCTCCTGCGACATAACATTGGCATTCCGATCAGTTGCAAACGCTTTAAAGTCATTTTTCGCCATCAGAGTAATACTCCCCATGCCCCTACATCAAAACCACTGATGAATTCGTTATCCATATCAAAACCAAAAAATTTTGAGCCTTCCGATGGAGTTTCCACCGAAGGTGTTTCAATGCCCCCCGCCCATACCCCGGCGGCTTTTACTGTTAGATACCCCTGTTTAATTGCCGCAATTAACTCACGCGATACATCTGAAATATCAGTATCAGGAAAGACCCAGACCGATATCGTCATGTCCTGGTTATCGACTATCTGCATTCGCAGCCCGGATCCTGCTGTTGCAGCGTCAAGAATTGCTGGAAGCGAATCATTCCGTCCGTCCCAGTTATTAATCGCAATCTTCGCTTTAAGGATGACACGATAAGTTTCATCGCTGAGGTACATGTATCCGGAATCAGGATCGTATGGCCCCTGCCATACACCCTGATCATATCCAAGCCCGTCGGTATCCCAGCTGAAATAGACACCTGAGATAGGCTGGCTGACAACACGGCTACGCCCGATCCACAATCCCAGAATGTCAAGTTGCACACCAACGGCAGAGTCAATATCAAATGCAGTAATCAGCCCTCTGGTGGCAGCCGCAACATCAATAAGCGGCCGGGTCATCAGATCAACATGTGCAAGAAATTTAGGTTTGGTGGCGTGGTAGTTCGTGATTAGTTCGGTGTATTTGCTCATGACTCCACCGTTATAACGATATTTTCCGGGGTACAGGACGCAGATTCGTTGTATCTGATATCAATGTTTGATGACGACAAAGCCCCCGGGGATTTCCCAATCGTCAGTTCCTGAATATCGTAATAGCGTGCATTCCCGCCACTCACCACGCCAAGATTCGCCGGTGAGTAAATGCGACTTAAAAGGACCGAATCACCGATCGTCAGACTATTGATATAGTCGGAAATAGCCTGCTGGATCTGCTGCCCTATCTGTGAGGTATAACCCGTAAAAACTTTTAATTTAATCCGGGCATAAACAGGCACATCACTGGAACGCGAGAATTTGATTACATGGGGATTGCCGTATTTATCCGGAACCGTAACGGATGTTGTACCGTGAGTGGCTGTACCCTGGCCTTTATTCCCTCTGATAGCCTGAGCAATATCCGTCACATCACCGCCATCCACAATTACAGCAACAGAGTGTGGCGGTAACCCGTTACCGTCCTCCGAACCAGTATCGTTTTCATAGAGTTTGTGGCGGGTTACACCGGTAACATTAGAAACAGCACCATCCAGTGCTTCAAATGGGGTTATTGATGGCAACGCAACACTTTGCGACTGGCGGATACGTAACTCAGCATCATTTTCTGCCGGAGAGCCAACAGTAGCCGCAGCAGGATTAGTTACCGAAACCCAGCCACGGGTTGGCGTATTAATTTCAGTGATAGTTCCAGCCAGCGCCGCCACTGCACCACTGACGGAACATGTTGCGGTCACCATCACTGTACCATCCACGCCGACCACCACTGAAGCAGGCAAACGCCATATCACATTATTACTGTCTTTCACGCTGCCATTAATGATGGTTGTTCCGGCAGTTCCTGTAAGAAGCAAATCAACCGTAGAGTTCGTCGCGCCTTTACGTGAAATACCATTTATTTTCACGTTACTGGTCAGTGCAGCCCCATAGCCGGTTGCCGGTGAAAAACAGTTGTAGACAGTTATCGCCATATTATTGGTATCATGAATCGCCAGCGCCATCAGAGCCACCATCTGGCCGTCTTTGCTGTCCGGTTCGAGGTAGGCATCACTGCCATAAATCTGCTGAAAATAGCTAATCAGGGTGCTGAGTATCGTCTGATAATCAGGCGCACTGATCCCCTCCGCGGTTACCTTTGCAGATAAACCGAGAGAATCAAGGTTCAGAGCCATTACGCCTCCGATGTAACAGTCGTTATTCCATAAAGAGTGTCGATTTCAGCGGAAAACATGACACGTCGGGTCGTGGTATCCACCGTCGTATTGAAAGAGAGGATTGATTTAACGCCCCGCGTTTCGAGGATGCGCTTACGGATCGCCAGGTTGTAGGTTTCCGGCTTCTGCTTACCGAGTACGGACTGGATCCACGGAGTCCCCTCGGTGGTGTCGAGAAACCATTGCCCATACCACAATTCGAATCGCGTTTTTACCGCCTGCGCCACGGCCTCCGGTGAGTTAATCAGCCAGGTATCATCGCCGCTGCCAAAGGTGTAATCGCCATCGGCGTCTTCACGTCTGTATCGCATCAGTTAGGCGCTCCTGTGTTACCGCCGCCGGTCTGTACTCCGCCGTGCGTGTGCGTCATCAGGCTCTTACCACCAGCTTTTACATCGTTAGTCACCGTGACAGGGCCAAGCATCGTCGCGGTGCCGCCGCTTTCGCCCATCCCCTGAGAGAGATTCCCGTTTATTGTCACGTTGCCGTTTAGCGTGATGGTGGGTGATGTGATCGTGGTTCCTCCTTCTGCTGTCGCCGTCAGCGCGCCGGGGGTTTTAACCGTGATGTTATGGCCTGCGGCCACTTCCACAAACGCAGCGCCATCATCAGTACGCAGTTGCGCGGCGCTGGTGCTGATTCCGCTGATTTTCTGCGCCTGAGACTGCGGACCGACGATACAGAACGCATCCGATAAATCATGCATTCTGTCATCAACCGTCTCCTGTATCCCGCCGCTCTGCCACCAGAAATCAATACAACGATCGGCAAAAACGACAAGACACTCATCCCCAGCCTTTACCGGAAAAGTCAACGTACAGCCTCCGCCGCGTGGGAATACCACCGGCACATCCACCAGCAGCGGGTAATTTTTGGTAACGCGATTGCCGTCGTTATCCGTTTCAACCGAACGGATAGAAGGCTGCACAACCGCCGTCACAGCGTCAGGATCGAATGACTGGACGATGCCAGGCAAAGCGACTCGGATCTGGTTCTTTGTTGTTTCCCGTTCAGATTTGAATGTTTCAGCAAGGTCGCCGCTGCGGGTCTGGTCAGATACTGCCATTTAGTAGGCTCCAGAAAGCAAAAAACCCGCCGGGTGGCGGGTTTATGAATCGTAGGTTTTCAATTTTTCGAGTTCATCAGGAGGAAGTTCTATGAAGGTTTCCTCTGCTAATTTTATCAGCCGGGGAAGCATCGAATCAGCTTGCTGATGAGCGTTTGGGCTGATGATTGCCAATATCTGATAGTGTTCATCGATATAAAGATGCTGAGCATATACCAAAAAATTATCACATGTCCGTTCACTCAGAGATGCTTCTGGAGGCCAGGGTTTATCGCCAGGTAGCTTTAAGTGAATTTTCCTGATGTTGGCAGCCATCGCATCATAGTTACGTTCAAAACCGCCTAACGAACCAAAACACCAGAACTGGGAACCCTTTGAAATATAATCGGCAAGCATTTGAGCATACTTATGTGCTGCAGCTAAATGACGCAATTCTCCCGTGATACTGACTTTTGCCATGTCACATCCATTTAGGGGCGTTGGCTCCCAGCATCTTATGCGATGTTGAGATCAGTTCAATAGCCTCTTCACGGGTAACATTATCTGACAAGAGTTCAGCCTGGAAAGGCTGCGATTGCCTAACTTCAGCGGCCAACTGAGTTGCAGTGTTCTCGACGGCGGTCAACGCACGAACATATTTGCGTTTTAATGGGCGCAACATTTGCAGATGGCCTTGCCACATAGGGGACCTTTCCGCTTCAGAGAACATATCCACTAAATGTCCTTTAGCATTTCGGCATGCCTTGGCAAGACCTTCGAGATGGGATAAAAACCCTTCCGGAAGCTCATCAACAATGATTCTCCCATTTCGAAAAGCTTCGAGATGAGACATGCCTTCCTTCGCGGTATTTTCGATTTCTTGAGCGCGTGCAGCAATCGCGGTACAACGACGAAATGCCTCTTCAGCATCTAATCGTTGTGGCAGTTCACAAGCATTAGAGATCAGGGGTTTGAAAGCACCGTTAACAGCTTCCTGAACCTGATTCATTTGTTGTGTAATTGTTGCCAGCGCAAATGCGTAGCTAATCGCCATACCCAATCCCTCTGTCGTTTTAAACGACTATACACCACTTATTCAAAGTTAGCTGAGCGCTAAAAGTTCGCAAAGTTTAGTGATCATGCAACCACCTAGCAAGCGATAAAAAATCATTATTTAGTGAATGTGAACAAACTCAACACTATGCAGAAATGTAACTTTTGGTTAACCAGAAACCTTTTTGCATGGAAAGGAACCGATGATTTTCGGCGCATCCATGCTGTTCTGCAGCAGTTGGACATTCAGGAAAGCTTTTCCGTTACGTTTCACAAACTCAAAGCCGTAATTGTTACCATCACGGGAAGGCATCAGGCCCATGTCCATTTTTATGTTTGAATAGTCACCATCTTTTCCCAGAAATTTTATCTTCTGTGATGTGACAGTTTCACCGTTAATAACAGTCATTCCGTCACCGGTCATCGTGTAGTTGCCGCACTGAATTGCAGCCATCGCCGGAGCAGTAACCATCATAACTAACGCCAAACATAACCGTTTCATTAAAGCCCTCTTTCCCTCGCTGATGAGGAAACAAGATCCGCCGCGCCACGCGCTTCGCACATCATATCCATGTACCACGCCTGGCCCCTTGTATCGCCAGTGTACATAATCCCGCGCACAATATAAACGCCATCCGTTGCGATGCTGGCAGGCTGCGATGTGGTGCCGCTTAGCGTGATATTTCCATCCGTGTTCTGGTCGGTGATCTGACCACCAGCCATCGCAATATCGTTGTTCGACAAGGCGGTACGATACACGGAAGCCTGATCCAGCTGAATAAGTCCGTTAACCCGGATGTTCGGATTAATAAGCGCGCGGACGTTTACGCCGTTACCGATAGTCTGCTGCGGCATGCCAATAAGCCCGGTAGCGCTGTTGAGCACAATCGCTTCATGAACATATTCGTTATTCGCCACCATCTGGCGCTGACCGTCCACGAATTGCCATGTTGCGCCACATTGCCCGGCTACGTTATCCATTAGATGCCGCGTCATGCCAAAGAGTACCCGCCCCCGGGGGAATACAGTAGCAGGCATTTCAGGCGTCAGGCCTTCGGTCGCGCCTTTGGCTTCGAAGTCTTTCATCAGCGCACGGTTTACATCAGCGACCGTGTAACCGGCAGCCAGCGTCTGTGAGGTTATACTGGTGGCAAAAGCCAGATCAGTATCTGCTGCCTGAATCAGGACGTAGGAATCAACCGGACTGTCTTTTCCTGTGACCGAGTAGCGAATTTCACCGCTGAAAATCAGTCCGTAGTTGCGGCCATCACTCTGACCCACGTCCGCCGCGTCAACTTCCCGCACGGTCCCGACGTCGCTTGCCGACACCTCCGGCGCGATACCGTCGTAACCGGCAATCAGACGCACTTTCGAAAACTCCTGCCCGGTGATTCGGTTCACAGTATCTGCCGAGAGGTTATAAATTTTGATAGTCCCTACCCGGGACGCGCTGCTGATGTTGAACCAGTCGATCGTAAAGGTGACTTTAAAATCACTTAGCTCAATTCCCTGACCGTTCCCGTCCACAAGCTGCAGCTCGAAATGTCTCATCCAGTTCTGTGACATGCTTACTCCGTTGATACCAGTAAATGGCTGCGACCGCCTAGGTCAGTTTTTGTGGGGTAATCCTGTGTGTTGTCATCACAGACCACCACCAGCTTAAAACCAAGCCCCATACAGGCGTACTGCGCCAGCAGGTCAGCACCGGTGACGAGAGGAATACCGGAGATTACCGGCTCCCCTCTGTCGTTCTGCAGGTCCATAATCCAGTAAAGATCGCGCCATATGATGTTAATCCGCCAGGTGACACCACCCAGGACGATACTGAACTGCTGGTTATCCGCTGTCAGCGGAATTTCCTGAATTGTCATTATCCGCCTCCCAGTAATGACGCCACGTTACCCGTGATGCTTTTCAGCAGTGAAGTATCTGGAGGCTTTGTGGTTTTGTTGCCGCTATTCTGTACCGCCGACGTGCTGGCCCCTTCCTTCATGTTGGTTTTATCCGCGACGGTAATCTGCTGTGTCCGGGAGATAATGACCTCCCTCAGGGTGAGGACGGCGGACAGGACGTTTTCGGTTGTCTTGTCCGTCGTCACTTCCAGCGCCCGGATCAACATGTTGCTGTACAGCCGTTTACCGGTTACCACATCGAAGGGGATACGGCTTTCCTGCAGATCCAGTAGCTCCTGATACGTCTGCTGAGGACTCAGGCCGAGCAGGCTGGTAGCCGTCAGATTACTGGCAAAATCCAGCAATGCGCCGCCACCGGCGAAACCAACCTCCATCACCACTTCTGACGGTTTTTTATAGGCATGATCAGCGACAGCGGCCCCAACCTCTACCGGATGCTCTGTTATTTCAAGCATATCTGTATGCTTCTCTGAAATAACAACACTGGGAACAATCATTCCTATTTTTCTGCTCTGCTGATGAAAAAGTGTAGAGAGAATATCCACTAACCCACCCTCACCTGATTACTTCGCATGACCTGAGCATTTGCAGACTGTTGCCGACGTGCAACCTCATTACCGACAGCGTGCGGATCTCCGCCACCGTAAATGTGGTAAGTATTTTGCTGGTTAACCTCTGTCATTTTGCCACTAATTCCCGCCACGGCAGCCTTATTAATCAGCTCTCGAGAATAGATATTTCTTCCATTTTCATGCTGGATAATGCTGCTCATCAATGCTGACATGGTTTGCGGATCGCTCATATTCAGGGCAGCCCGGGGATCCACTCCCAGTCGTTGCGATACAGCCCTGATATACGCAGTTGTGTTGTTATTATCAGACGCAGGTGCCCAGGTAGAGATAATTTTCTCCACGCTGTTTATTCCCCGTCCGGCGTACAACATTAACTGACGAGCAAGAGCCCGTAATCCATCAAAAGCAGTTTCAAATCTGGCAAATCGCCCGCCCGGGCGTTCAAGAGAAGCCCCTGCCTGACCAGCAAAATTAAGGTTTCCCGGATTGTTATTCCGTTCTCCTCGTTTCGTAGCCTGTGCATATTGTTCCGGCTCATCATCACCAAACCAGCCGCGTACCGTCCGGCCCACACTGCGGGGATCGAATCCCCAGTGCTCTTTAATCCAGTCGGCAGTACTGTTAGCGCTGTCTGTAACCATCGGCATCGCTGACGGATTTTCGCTGCCCTGATTAAGTATCTGTTTGCCGATGCTGACGGCATCAGCCCAGCGGCCATCTTTGATAGCGTTGAGCAGGTCGGCGATCATGTTCAGCATTTTGCTGAATTCGCCCATCTGGTCGATGAAGTTGCTGAAATCCCACTTCAGGGACCATGATTTGGGGTCAATATTGAGCAGTTTCGCCAGCGCTTTCGCCAGTTCATTAACAGACCCTTTCAGGTCACGAACCATCTTCAGCGCGGCATCGACCTCCGGCTTCCACTTGCCCCAGTCAATCAGGCTGTCGCCGCCTTCCTTCCAGGTCTGATAGTCCTCCCACAGAAGGGCAATCCCCGCCGCCAGCGCGGTAATGAGGCCAATCGGCGACATCCAGAACGTACTGTTCAGAATGCGCAGCGCAATCGTCAGCGCGCCAAACAGCGAGATGAGCTCCCGCGTTTGCTTATCCAGCGATTGCCACCAGGTGATGAGGCCTGATGTTCCTTCAATCAGTCTGAAGAACAGCCGCCCGATAATATCCCCGAGCGCCAGAATGCCTTTTATGGCTTTCGTCAGGGTCTGCTCGATACGCGGGAGGTTGTCCAGGATATGGCGGCGCAGAGTGTCCAGCGAACCCGCAAGCCCACCCGCAAGATTAGAGCCGATTTTGTCACGGGCCATGCCTGCCATCGCGCCAAACTCACGCAGGGAGGTCATAAATTTGTTGGAGCTTCTGGCCGCCTCGTCAGCATTGAAGCCGATAGCTTTCGCCATTGCGCTGTACTGCCCGGAGAAATCACCCACACCCCGGCGCATCGCCATGAGGGTATTTTCGTCAATGCCCAGCATCTGCGCATACTGGTTAGCCCGGTAATACGGCATGCTGCTGAGCTTCTGTCCGACACCCGTAAAGATAGCGGCCATGTCACGCATGTTACCGCTGGCATCACGGGTCTGTACGCCCAGGCGATTCAGAAAGCCTTCTGCACCGGGATTGTTGCGAATAAACCGGGAGAGGCTTTCCAGAGAAGAGCGCGCAGCGTCCACGCTGCCGCCAACCTGCGAAACCGCATAGCCAATAGACTGAATCCCCTGAACCGTCGCGCCGGTGCGCTGTGACGCCCAGTAGAGATTATCCAGACCGGAGGCGATCTTAGCCGTGAAGGCCACCACGGACAGCGCAGCTCCTTCAACAGCCAGCCCCATTTTGATGACATTTGCAGTTGTACCGGCGAGGACAGAACCGAACTTTTTCGCTCCTGCATCATCCACACTGAAGCCAAGCGAGACGAGGAAATCTTTAATAGTTTCAGCGTTCATTATCCTCTCTCCATTTCTCAATGCGCCGCTGGTTATCCGCTTTTACCGCCAGATGGTCATTCAAGAGAGCAATGTCGTACAAATCGACAGAGCCATCTTTAAGTGCTGTATAAGGAATTAACCCGGCGTCAACCGGATTGAGAAGGTAAGACAGCCCGTCCGGCAGGCTGTTAAACGTCAGCCCTGTTGCAGGCTCTGCGTCGTGCTGGTAAGGGGTGTAGGCAAAAAATTTCCCAGCGAATCGGCGACCACCCGCGCCACCAGATGCAGCATGACCAGCAAGTCAATATCATCAAACATCAGTTCGCCCTGGGTAAATACCGGAACCCATCCGTCCATATGACGCCGCGATACCACCGCAAGACAGGGATGAATAATCGCACTGGTGTCATCTTCGGTCAGGGAAGACAGTTCCTCAGCGATACGCGGGAGCATGGTTTCAAACACCGGTTTTAACTGCTCGAATTTCACGGTGTCGATTTTGCCATCAGCAGGCAAACGGGAGCGAATGCTCCCGAAATCTGACATCATTCCTGCCAGCACCGGCAGAAGTTTGCGGGTCACTTTCAGCTGATCAAAAACGCTGAGTTTTGCCGCGCGATATTTCACGCCTTTGATTTCGAATTCCATGTATTAAAACTCCCCGAGAACCTGGTCAATCTTGCCGCAGTCAAACACCCACGGCATCGTATTACCGGTTTTAGCGTTGGCATTATCCGGTTGTTTCTGGAACGCAACACTACGTGCCGTGATGATGTCGCCGCTGACCTTGTTTCGGATCACAATAACGTTATTCCCCCATGTGGCAGAAGACTGGCTCTGTGCGTTATACGCCAGCGACAATTTTTTATTTGTCGGTGATGTCTTCAGAAGGTTAACGGTAATCGTCCCGCTTTTATCTGCATGGAGACTGTGCATCACTTCGCCATCAGCACCGATGGTCATGGTGTTTTTAGGACCGCCCATCGCAACCACAATCCCCTCTTCAGAACTTGCAGAACCGTACCCGAGGTCAATCGAACCGGTCGGGCCGGTCAGCGTCGCAGTGACATCCATAAAAGAATAGGTAGACATTCACTTCCCCTTAGCGAACAACGTTAATCTGTACGTCAGCGTAATGAACCGCGCCTGCAAGTTTTATTGCAGCCTGAATCACCGGAGCCTTACGGGCTTCACGTTCTGATTGTGCCTGTTCATCCAGCGGCTGGGCGTATACGTAATAACCTTTGGGCAGCGTGTCACCTGATGACAACTGACCAAGGTCGCCACCGTTCCATACGCCCGGAGCAATCAGTCCATTCTGAACGGCCTGATCCAGTGATTTTTCAACATTTGATAACAGTCGGGTAATACCGGCTTCAGTCTGGGGAACTTTCGTGGTGCTGGTATAAAGCAGGTTATAGAGGTTGGTCTGCACATAATTCTGTAACCAGTCCAGGCCGTGGCGTTCATCAAAGAAATCGCCGTTAGCCATCACTCCCTGCTGGAGGATAGCTGTATCATTCTGGTAGTACACGAACACATTGCAGTTTTTTGCATCAAGTGCCGATGCCTGGCTGACTGTCAGTGTTTCATACCCGACACCAGGCTCCTGCTTAAACTTGAGCGTAATCGCGGTATTACTGCCATTGAAATTAACCGTGAATGCCCGGCCAAATGCAGATAACGCAGCGTATTTATTACCAGATGAATACTGAATAAAACTGCGTGAATATCCGGCGGTTTTCAGTTTTGATGCCAAATCATCGCTGGATGCAGTCTGCAGGCATTTTTCATCGCTTGTCGTAATCGCCAGAATACGGCTTACAGAAGAGGATTCGATCGCCGCAGCCACTTTCAGCCAGTCTGCATCCGGAATATCTGCATCGTCTGCAATCCCCAGCCCATACCATGAAGTATAATCGAGCATGGCATTCACAGCCTGCTCCAGCGTCTCAGGCGTGGCCTGTTCGCTGTCTCCCTTCGTTTTCACCCAACGACCAACAAAAACCTCCTGAGGTTTCGGTGATTGTGAGAAAAACACCTGCGCAGCCTTATATTCTGGTGATTCCACGCCAAAATCTTTTCCAATATCTTCCGCGGCAGAATAACGACGAATGCGCTCACTTACCGGAATGATTGTGGACGGGCCGAGAATGAGTAATGCACCAAAATTTCGCCCTGATGCTGCACGCGGCGACATGATCACATCAACATTAACAACGTTTGATACAGGCAAGCCCTGTGCCATAGCTTAATCTCCGAAAAAGATGACTGGTGCTTCCACCAGCGATTTAATACCGTACTCGCGCACAACCTTCCGGCGCAGACGCACCGTCATATCGTAGCGGCGGACCCATTGCTGATTAATAAGTTCAGGGAAGGGAGTCAGACCTGTGTAATCGCCAAGAGACAGCCCCAGCGCATTCAGTGCTGCGTTGTTCTGTGGTACAGATATACCGTCACGAAACCGGGACGCATACACCATCCCCGCCGGACCATAAAACGAAGCCATACACTCAATCGTTTCATGCCGCCAGAGCTGAGAGCCATCATCGGTCTGTCTGGTGAATGCCGGACTGTCATCACCTGACCATCCGATAACCCCAAACGCACACCAGTTCGTTTCAACCGGTAGCAGTGGCGGCTGCTCTTTCTGCCAGCGCGGACGAACCATCCCGGCAGACAGACCGGAAACGTTACGCATCCACTGGCTTAACAGCCTGTCGAGCGCTTCGTCATAATCCGGATCGCCACTGGTTGGTATTAACCATCCGCGCTCTGTACTGGTGTTATTGCTCAACCGGAGTTCCCCCATCAAACGGCATCAACTCACAATGCGCCTGAACGAATCCGGCCCCATAAGCTGTATACGGGTCGACGAAGGTCACACGATAATCACGGCCCTGATACGTCACGATATCGGCATCACGGCCAGTCTGCCCCTGTGTCAGCCGCTCATTTGTCACGATAAGAATCGCGCCACTGATAACTTGCCCGGACTGCATACGGCGGTTCTCCAGGGAGCGGTCAACGGTAACAACTCCGGCAAACTGCGTTTTAACTTCGCTGTCGCTGCCGATCCCGTCATCGTCCACCGTTTGCACGCGACGCGTTACCCACAGGTTGAAGTCGCAAAAATCGGGGTCAAAAAGCACGTCTGTTACATCAAGAGTCGGCATCTTTATCCCTCACTACATGGGTAATAGCTCTGCGGTACTGTCCGGTGTCAATTAGCGGTTTCACCAGATCGGTTCCGGGTGACTCGCCAGCAGCGCGTCGGGCAAGCTCAGCTTTCGCCCCTTTGCGCCCTCGACGTGCACGGGCTTCAACAGTGCTGTCAGCAAGCGGCGTAAAGCCGGTAATAGTCATGTAACGCCTGACGCCATTAGCGGCCAGCGTTCCGGCGCGGTTGAGCGCTCTTTCCGCCCCCGCCGCATTTCCATCAAGCGCAGCCTGCGCCGCTGCTTTGAGCTGCGGCACTGTCTGTCCCTCTACCGATTTAACGCCGGGGGTCAGGTGCGGGCGTGGGGGGATGTTTTGCGCTGGTGAGCCGTATTCGTTGACATAGCCGATCCCGGCATTACCAAACGGAACATCTTCACGCTCGCTGTCTTCCGAAGGGATGCCGACCAGCACATCCTTTTTGGTTAGCGACCTGAGCGCATCCAGAATGGCCTGAGCGTTATCCACCCTCGTTGTTACACCGCTTTTGAAGCTCATAGCTGGCGACCGCCCGCACCGAACATCGTGATCAGCTGATAAAATTCAGCGCCATATCGGGTGTTATTCCAGAAACCTGCATCAGGATTCAGCGTCGCGCTGGTGTCATAACTGACGCTTACCTTATCCACGGACTTTGAGGACTGAACACCATTGGTTGAACCGCCAGGGCCGCCAACCAGCATCGCCCGGCTGTCTGCCGCCCAGAGCGTCATGTAGTGTGCAACGAACAATCCGGCAAAGTACGGAAACAACTTTTTGCCGGTGACGTTTTCGCTCAGCAGTTCATCGGCCAGATTCAGACGAAACTGGATTTGCGCTTCGGGATATTTGGCAGGGTCAGCAAACTGCGGGAAGTCGCGGCGAAAATCACTTACCGCTGGCAGACTTTGATTCTTTGGCATTTTTTACCTCGTTACGCGCGTCTGTAGCTTTGCCAACGGATACTTCCGCGTGCGCACGAGTGAACCAGTGCGTGGCAACGTCTTCCTCCACTGCATGACGGCCTTTAACAAACTCGCGCCGAGAACCGTCGGGAAGCGTGAGCACAAACGGGGTATGTACGTGTATTACTGCATTATTTTTTGCCATCGGGTCATCCTTAATGGCCCCGCCAGGGGCCATGTGGCTGTTAAATGCCATCAACGTACGAAATGGTTTCTTTGTACACTGGCTCGACTGCACCCAGCTTGCCGTAGTAGGTCGCAATCTGATACAGACCACGATACTGGATAGGAACGCTCTGCAACGGCACCAGCGGATAGCGCACGTATTTCTTGTCGTTGGTGTACGCAACCATGCGATCCTTATCCCCCACACCACGGCCTTTCAGCCATTTAACCGCGCGGATATTCAGCGGAACACCGTTCTGGTGATAGCTGATGGTGTTGGTCTGAAGATACGTCAACAGGGACTGGTTACCCGCAGATGAAACGATGATGCTGGACAACAGAGCAAACTGCTCAGGCGGGATCAGCAAATCACGCGGAACCACAGAGTAACCGGAAGCGGCCCACGCATCAGACAGCACCTGGTTAATGCTTGCGCGGATTTCGTCCGGTGTTGAGGTTGCCCACGTTTTGGCAGCGTTGTTGACAGGAACACCGTTCAGGGTAACAAGGCCTTTCAGGTTTAATGCGGAATCGCCAACATACACCTGTTCATCGTTATCCATCTGCCATTTCAGTTGCATCCCGTCATACTTCTGCGTATCAATCGGGCGTCCGACCTGCTGAGCAGCCTGCAATTCTATGACCGTCCAGCCAAGTTCCATCCCCCACAGGTTCAGCGGGTTACCGGATTTGCCGATATCCACGTTTACGCCAGCAATAGCGGTTGAGTCTTTGCCTACCCAGTTTTTGCCATTCGGATTTGCGCCAGTACCCGCAGCGGCGAAGCTGGTATTCGTCCAGCTGGAAATGTCATCTGCGATAGAGACATCTTCACGCAACTGAATATCGCGGGTCCATGTGTACCCCACCAGTGGCAGGTTCAGAGTCTGGTCGAGTCGCTCCAGCTCTCCGATGAGAAAGGCACCAGAGCTGTCAACGGTTGCCTGATCAAAAGTAATCATTCGTCTGTTCCTTAAATCTTCCAGGAAATTTCTGCATTGCCGTTAGCATCACCGGCACCTGTGAATTCAGCGTTGGTCAGCACCACGTTTTTGCCACTGACTGACGTGGCCATGAATCCACCCAGCGGCACTTTGATGGATCCATCAGTGGAGACGACAACGTATACCGGGTCGCCTTTTTTGATGGTGCTGGCATCAAAATCAGAACCGAGATTAACGGTCACGTAGCCACGCTTCATTGCGTCGCCCGGGAAGTTCTTGCCACTCCCCACCTGGCGAACCATGTCCGGCTGCGACGTGGTCGGATAAGGGCGCACATAGATCCCCTTCACCTTGTCTGCGGTATCACCATCTGCCAGCGGTACGAAAAAACCGTCAGCATCGTATTTACCAGCCAGCCCATAGGCAGCAAAGGCGTTATCGGATTTAAGGACCACCGGTTCGACGGTTAAGTCCTGCGGGCGAGAGATAGCCCCGGCAATGCCAACAGGCATCCGGTACAGATATGCAGTCATTGTATTATCCTTTGCGGTTAGACCAGAATTCGGCGTTTTGTTTGTTCAGGGAAGCGATGCTGGTCATGCCCATGTTTGGGCGCTGTGCATCGCCGGTGGTGGCGCGGGTGTTTCGCCCTTTGGCAATCTCAGACACGGCATTAAACGCCATGTTGACCGATTGTTTCGGTAATTTGCGGATATCCGCATCACCGACTATCTGGCGAACCAGCGTTTTATCTGCGGAAGCCAGAACCTCGCGTTTGAACGCGGTCGGTTTCATCTTACGGCTCAGATCGATACCCGGAACGATAACTTCGGCACGCCAGGCTGAGTCACCAGTAATCGTGGTTTCCTCTTCATCGTCCTCGCCGTCACCGGTCGGATTATCGTCAGGCTTATTGTCGTTATCGCCCGTCGCATTTCCTTCCAGCTTAGCCAGCAGGGCTTTCAGTAATGTTTTGAGGTCATCATCACTGTCGCCGGTTGGACCTCCACCCATCTCTGGTGCTTTGTCCGGTAGTGGTTGCTGCGGGGACAGGTTGATGTTGAGATTAACGCCCTGCGGCAAATCCCCCTCATCTCCTGTAACCGATGCGGGAGCCGACTCCACCAGTTCGTTCATGGTGTCGGCATCTCCTGTCTTGATGGCTGCACGCATGCGGTTCCACCAGTTTTTCTTTTGATTTGCCATTGTGTCTCTGTCTCCAATTGCACAACGATTTCCGGCTCTGCCTTTGGGGACAAGAGCCACATGGTTTCCGGTAATATCGACCTGCTCGGCTTTACCTGGCTCGGTCTGCTCGTACTCCGCGTCATAACCGCACGACACTTCACGCAGGCCATCTTCGATAAGCTGAATGGCGTTTTCGTCTTTGACGATAAGGTCAGCCAGCATCAAATCAGACTGCTCACCCGTCCCGCGCCGGACATTCTGGAGGTGCCCGACAGCAAGCTCTTTCCAGTTCTCGGGATTTACCAGCCGCACATTCCCGTTTTCATCTTCAGGATGCAGGATCGTGATGCTCATCCCTTCGAATGATGCGAGCGTGGCCGGATGGAATACCTGCTCAGGAGAACGCGTTACGACTATCTCACCGAGCTTGTCGGGTTTGAGGTTTGGCAGATCGGCAGCGCCGTAGAGCTGCTTACCCGTTCGACCTATCGGCACGTCTTTGCACAGCAGCGAGCCGTCAGCCAGCTGATAGCGGGTTTCCCCCAGCCGGGTATTGAAAAAATATTTCATGGTTTACCTGCGATTCAGGCGAGATAAGAATGAGGGTTGGGGAAGACGATTTCTTTGTAACAGCGGCAGTTCGGGAGTTCGCCAGCGTGACCGGTCATGCCATCAAGCGTTGGAGGTTTGCCCCATTCGACAAACTTACCTTCCATCTCCCGATGAGAATGCCGGACGTCGCCATCTTCGGCTGTACGCCAGATATAACCATTCGAGCCGATTGACAGCGCACGCGCCTGATCGAGCGCGCCGGTTGCGCGTCCAAGCTCGGTACGGGCGATAAGGTTCGCTCGTGAGCGTGACACGTCACCGGACGCAGCTATCTCTTTCGCGAATGGCTCAGCGCGGCCACCAGACACAACGGCCTCGATGGCCTTGTTCTGAATGTCATACACCCGATCGGCGGCCTCAAGAGGCAGTGACTTGATGTACTTAATTTGCTCGGCGACGATGGATTTCATCACCTGGCCTACCGGGGCGCGGTCGACCATGTTGCGCAGCTCTGCGCTGATGTTCCGGCTGTGCTGACGCCACTGCTTTTCATTCTGGCGTGCAATGTCGGCGGTAAAGTTCTCAGCAACCTTCGTCGCCCAGGGGGTGATGATTTCGCTGTAGCGCTCCAGCGCATCCATTATTTCGGTGACACTGTCATTTGAACCATCGTAGCGACCATTTACGATATCCCCGACCGCCCGCGCTATCTGCCGTAGGCTCGTTCGATATCGGATCTCCGCCTGGCGACTCTGGCGGTTTGTCGCCAAGTTCGCCGATGCCTGGCGGCGCTTCGTCTTCGGCATTCTCTATGTCCTCGTCGGTAATTGACGCCCCGATGCCGGTTACGTCAGAATTTTCGCGCAAATCGGTCATAGCGGCTTTCAGTGTCATCAGACCATCACCCAGCGCCGTACTGATTGCGTTGGTAGTGTTTAACGCCACCGTTGAGCGATCGACATCAGACATTTGCCAGAGCGGGTTAAACTCAAACGTGAAATCGTCCGGCAGCGGCTTACCGAGTTCCGAGCGGTGCATAATGTCCAGTATCCGGCGCATCGGCATCCGTAAGCGGCGCTCCTGCAATGAGCTCACCCGGTCGTAATAGTTGGCAAGATCTGCATCACCGGTAGAAAATCCTTTCGGGGACTGTCCGAACAACCGCACCAGTGGGATACCAACAGCGCCACTAATCTGTTCTGCAAACTGTGAAAGGATGTCATCCAGACCACTGAAGCTGTACTGATGGGTTTCGAACTTATCCCGCGAGTCCATGAGCGTCATGCCTTCATTGCTCTGGAACTGTCGAATCAGGTCGATATTCTTCAGCAACGCTTCATACGCAGGACCACCAAGTGCGATAAGCTCACGTAGCTTCTCCACGCTGTAGGTACGCAGATGCGCCTTGTAGACCAGCTGCGCCGCACCGACAGTAGCGCTGTCGAACGCGGTAAGACGATCCCAGATACGCTCTACAACCGACATTCCCCATTCGTTCTCGGTCATCTTCTGCTGGAATGGCAGCGTCACCCCGTCGAAGCGAATCAGGCGACTGTGATGGATGCGCCAGGCCGGAATGCCCGTTGCGGTGGTCACCACGTCGTAAAACTCAGGCTTGCCGAGGTCCGGCCCCATCTCTTTAATGCGGCGTGTCAGCACCGGGTTAATCATCCAGCGGTCGAGCGGGAGAATGCCCTTAAACTTGCCCTCGCCAATGGTTTCGAGTCGCAGCGGGGTCATTGGTGCCTGCCCCTCGATCATGATGAAGCCAACCGCACCGCCATAGAGACGAGACCATTTCAGCACGTCATTCAGCGCATCCCAGATTTGCAACTCATCCAGTTGTGATTCGAGAATGCCGCGATCTTTTGCATCAATTTCCGAAGTGATGCGAATGCCTTTGCGGGTCATATCATCCGGGATAGCATCGACCGCTTCGCCGATAACCCAGGATGAACGATAGGACCATTCCACCAGCATGCGGTTACGACTGGTGAAATTAGCCCGGTAGGTGGATGCTGAGTGCTGGTTAGGTGTCTGCATTCCCACGCGGGCGACAAAGTTCTCATAGCCATCAGCGGTGGCCTGTGCCGTTCGCCGCGTGGCTTGTTTGTTTCGTGCCATCAGGCCTGTCTCCCTAGCAGCTCCCAGATATTCAGGGCTGAATTCATTGGCGCATAGTTGATCATCACCGAGTCGGCAAGGTTTGGCGACCGGGTTCCATCAGGCTGTTTATCAATAACGATTTTTCCCACACCATTAATGGAATAGGTCGGCTGCGAAAGCTCGATGATGAGTTTATCTTTGAGTGCCATGCTACTGCTGATTGAGATGATTTCGTCCGGGTTGTAAGCCATACCTTCAACCACGGCACGCCAGGTGTTCTGAAAAAGTTTACGTAACCGCCACCAGCTCTGGGCTTTGGCGTTAGCGAAGAAGTCCTTGTTCAGGCGTGCGGCCTGTCCGTTGTCCCCGCGCACCGCTTCATCGTCCGGATCAAATACCGCGCCGCTACCACGAAACGGTGTGGCGAGTATTGACGGTCGGCGCGCTGCGTAACGCAGTTCGTTGATGGCGCGCGCATCGCCGCGAACGCCAGCACCCAGGCCGTCCTCGTCGAAGCGAAACTCTTCGAGGTTGTCCTGTTCGCAAAAGCCGAAGACCTTCTCAACAGACTGGTAAATGTCGCTGCCAACGCCGGACCATTCACGCACGTTCTCCAGAAGGAAGCCGTGACGGGTCGAAAAGGCATTTTTGTCCCGGCCTTCGTCGGCGACGTCCATCGCGCCCAGTCGCTTGCCCGTTGGCTGAATACCAAGTTTGATATGCGCGTCGACGGCAGCCTGTACCCAGTCGGACGGGATCAGGACGCCTTCCGCAGATGCGCTGTAGTTCAGGTCAAGTTCCTGCGCCACCACCACCGGATTGTCGATTTTCTCGCACTCCCTGCGATACCACTCTTCATCCTTGCGCGGGTCATCTCGCCAGTGGAACGTGAATACTGGTATTTTTCCGCCGTGGCGCTTCTGAGCGAACGGGTTCGCCATGCCGTTAACTGAACTCAGGTCAATACGGCAACGCGTCGTTTGTGACAACGCCGCATCAATCAGCAGAGGACGCTGAAGGAATGCAGCCTCATCCACCAGATAAAGCGTGGTACGGTCACCACGTCCGATATTGTCGCCAGCCTCGCCTTTGATAACCGCGCCAGTATCTGGAAACTCAACGCGCATATACGGCGCATGCTTCTTCTCGTCCCACGAACCACGAAACTCGATGGGCAGTGTTTCCACGAACTTTCGCGCCTTCCAGAACAGCGCCTTCGGGTCACCGGTGCTGTCGACGTATTCCTCTTTACGGGAGCCGAAACCGATAACCATTTCTTTGTTGAAGAGACAAAGCGAGCAGGCCAGCCCGATCGCGGTCCAACTGAGCCCCATTTCACGGGATTTTTCGGTAATACCATTCTCCCGATTACCCCAGCGTTCCATAATCCAGTGGATCCACTCCTCCTGCTTAGGGAAGAGTAAAAACGGAATGGTCACCGGCAGGCCATAATCAATATTACGCGGGTCCGTTGTCATGCCCCAGTCGATGATGAACTGAGCCGGATTGGTTCGGTAAAACTGTTTTAGTGCAGGCAATATTTCAGGATTCTGGCGAATGCGCTGTAGGCGTTCCATCCGCCATTCAAAAACCATCTGGTAATCAGGATGTTTAAAATCGAAGGGGAATGGTAACGGCATACTTAGCCCATCATTTTTTTATACGCTTCTGCAGCCTGCTCCGGCGTTAAGTTGGTAATTTCTGTTCTGACTGGTCCTCCGTCAGCACCAGTCACTTCATTTTTGACGTTGTCTTTAAACGCCTGAACAGAAACATGACGCCCGAGCAACTCAAGGTTTTTAACCTTATCAGGCCATTTGATTTTCTTCAGGAGAGCAGCACTATCTGCTGATGCCATCTCGACGACATCCATTCCTGATAGCGTTGTACGCCACACCTTAGGCCAGTCTTTAATGGGCTTCAGTTCGCCATTGGCAAGCAGAATGTCAAGCACGTCCATCTGATCGATTTCAATAAGGCGATTAAGTACATATTCTGCATTAATACTAACAAGATCATTGCGTTGCGCTTTCAGTTCGGCGATTCTTAACTTGATGTCAGGTTTTGACAGGTTTTCGGATGCGGTACGGTTAGCTGTCTTTGCGCTGTACCCCGCCCGAATAGCCGCTTGCGTGGCGTTTAAATCGATGAGGTACTCGCGACAGAACATTTCTTGCTTGTCGGTGAGTGCCATAGTTTTCTCTAGAGGATTTCTTTAATGAACTCAAAGCAAATTTTTTACCGAAATACAGGTCATGATAATGAAACTTATATATTCCTGGACAAATTGGACAATGGCTCCTACCAAGTCAGGGCTGGTCATTCGTCACCTGTGAGCCATTTTGAATGGAAGGGTGATGAAACCATTCAGACAGTGGAAGAGTTTCTAGGTTCTAACCCATCATATACTGAACGTGTTCATCAACTAATTTCTGAGTTTGAAGCAGAATCGTAATCACCACCCAAGCGACTCAACTGATATCTAGTTCATCATTACTAGGACTAAAAGTAGATTCCTGACATTGAGAACCTCTTTATCCGCTTGTGGGGATATCAGTTAAGTTATCCCGTGTAGGGTATAAGCCATTGTCGAGACCACTCATTGAATGGCCTCTGCAATAACCGATGTCTTTCCATCAGTCCGCCACCACAAAGAATCTTTTTTGCCATAAGGCAGGAGGTTCATCTTTCAGTGGCTGCCAGTGTTATTTCCCCACTTACTGGCTTGGGTTGTTTCGCTGTACTGCCGTTAACTGGTGGCGCACAGATTTAGTTAAATCCGTTCTCGCATGATCCAGCTTTTACATACCTGGATTGTGAGGGATGTAAATCACGGTTTCATTATCAAGCCCACCAGTAGATGGGCTTTGTAATGGCTACTTCGCTTTTGCTTCCGCTCGCTTACGCCGGCGCTCTTCTTTCCTCTCGGCTTTTGCCATGTCCATGAATGCCTGCATGATCGAGTTACGCATCATGTAGCTAACAAAGTGATGATTGACACAGCCGTTGAGGCGCAGCTGCTCGCCAAACTCATCCACCGAGGCCAATGCTTCCATCATGCCCTTCTCGCCTTTCATGAACTCTGAGAAGTCGCGCCCCGCTCTGGAGGCGCATTCAATAACACGATCACTCATCCCGGAAGCCCGGGGATCGTAATCTGCAGCTGGTTAGCCAGGGAGTTAATCTCAGCGACCAACACTGGCTTCGTATAGCGCCATGCTGCCAGCCCTTGTCCGCAGAAGCTCGCCATGTCTTTCTTCTGGTCAAACTCATGACATTTCATGTTGAGCTGCGCACTTAAGCTGTTGCGATGCTGAAGTTCTCCGGTGAAGTAGTCATCGAGGACTTTATAGGCCGCGTACTTGAACCCGGGGTTTAACCAAGCCGCATAATCGTAAGCAACAAACTTCCCGCCATATGTTCCACCGTGTACACCGCGCTCAGTAAAAACCACAGATTCGTGGTTTTTCTCCAGCTCGGCTAAGAACTCTTTGGTCTGCTTGTTTCGCAGGTAGTGGTACGGAGATTCAGATTCACTTTTACCACTGGCTTTCCACATATCAGTGAGGCAGATCATTCCTGATTCATCAACACGGATCGGTGTATTAAAAAGCGTGATTGCTTTCATAGCGTCTTTACCTTTTAGAAAGTGAGCCTGTCTCACAGAAAAGCCGCCCGAGAGAGGTCGCCACCTATAACGGCATTTCTCAGGCTCGCTTACTGAAAGGCTCTCGTTAATATGCGCGTGAGATGCGCGTTTACTGCGGACATAAAAAAGCCCCGCTTTTCGCGAGGCTCATTAAATTGACTTTGTGATTTGCAAAAAAATTATTTCAGGCACTGAGTCCTGATGTACTCCTGCAGGTAGTTAACCTGCGCGGTTATCCTGTCGATTCCACTTCGGAGACGGTAATAATTGAGTTCAGCATCTGCTGTAAGTCTTGGGCTTTCTCCATCGCCCATGCTGCTGGCTCCGGCCGTTGACTTTGCACAGGTGGCGGCGACTTGCAGGCGCTTACGACCAGCAGAAACATCAGCACGGAGACTTTCGATAGTAGCGTTAGCATCAGCAAGCTCCTTTGTGTATCTGGCGTCAAGTTCTGCTACATCACGTTGACGCTTCTGCATATCAGCGATGATGGACGTGGCTTTATCGCGCTGTTCTTTATAGGCGATGGCGTTATCACGGTAATGATTAACAGCCCATGACAGGCAGACGATGATGCAAATAACCAGAGCGGAGATAATCGCGGTTACTCTGCTCATACCTCAATCTCTCTGACCGTTCCGCCAGCCTCTTTGAATTTTGCAATCAGGCTGTCAGCCTTATGCTCGAACTGACCATAACCAGCGCCCGGAAGTGAAGCCCAGATATTGCTGCAACGGTCAATTGCCTGACGAATATCACCGCGATCAATCATTGGTAAAGCGCCACGCTCTTTAATCTGTTGCAGTGCCACAGCGTCCTGGCTTTTGGGGGAGAAGTCTTTCAGGCCAAGCTGCTTACGGTAGGCATCCCACCAACGTGAAAGAAGCTGATAGCGACCGGCGGCTGTTGATTTGAGTTTGGGGTTTAGCGTGACAAGTTTGCGAGGGTGATCTGAGTAATCAGTGAATAGCTCTCCGCCTACAATGACGTCATAACCATGATTTCTGGTTTTCTGACGTCCGTTATCAGTTCCCTCTGACCATGCCAGCATATCGAGGAACGCCTTACGTTGATTATTGATTCCCACCATCTTCTACTCCGGCTTTTTTAGCAGCGAAGCGTTTGATAAGCGAACCAATCGAGTCAGTACCGATGTAGCCGATGAACACGCTCGTTATATAAGCGAGATTGCTACTTAGTCCGGCGAAGCCGAGAAGGTCACGAATGAACCAGGCGATAATGGCGCACATCGTTGCGTCGATTACTGTTTTTGTAAACGCACCACCATTATATCTGCCGCGAAGGTACGCCATTGCAAACGCAAGGATTGCCCCGATGCCTTGTTCCTTTGCCGCGAGAATGGCGGCTAACAGGTCATTTTTTTCTGGCATCTTCATGTCTTACCCCCAATAAGGGGATTTGCTCTATTTAATTAGGAATATGGTCGGTTACTGATAGAACAAATCCAGGCTACTGTGTTTAGTAATCAGATTTGTTCGTGACCGATATGCACGGGCAAAACGGCAGGAGGTTGTTAGCGCAACCTCTTGCCACCCGCTTTCACGAAGGTCATGTGTAGAAGGCCGCAGCGTAACTATCACTGATGAATTCAGGATAGCCAGTGGCTACGGCTCAGTTTGGGTTGTGGCGGCCGGAATCGAACCGGCTTCCATCGGTGCGCTGCCGATTGCAGTACGCGCGGCGGTCAGCTACATGACTAGTATTTCACTGTCGCCTATCTGCTAGCTCGCCATTGAGCTTCACCACAACGATAAGAGCACTGCGCGGCACCTTTCACCAATTCCGCGAGGTCTGCGGGTTCAATGCTCTTACCTGTTGTGCAAACAAAAAAAGCCACCGTTGCAACTTAAGAGTCACTAACGGCAGCTTACCTTCTAATTATGGCTAAATGGATAATTGCATGTCAAGGCTTTTAACAGCAACATGCTTAACTTTCTCAACACGTTTACGCATTTTGAAAGCATTTTGCATTGGCTGGTACAAAACAAATAACGACGCTTTCAGGATGTCGTCAATTTCGTTTCTACAGGTTGCCAGTGAAGGTTTTCTCCATCCCTCGCCACCACGTCCACACATCTTGCGTGGCTTTGCAGTCGCGTGATAGTAGGATGCAATTGCTCGCTTAGATGAACCATGAGCGTAGTAGCTGAGGAGGATGCCAAAGGCTTTCTTGTCAATGTACATGACGGAATCGACGACCTGAGAAATCAACATTCCATCATCATCATTGCACATTGGCCTTGTCATAACTCTTCCCGGCTCTACGCTCTCCATGAACTTCGCTATTACGCTGCTCATGCGCTTTTCCAGACGACCTGAATAAACCCATGCGCCCCACAGTTCAAGCCAGCAATTCAGCCAATCGTGCTGTTCTTTGGTGAGGTTTAGCTCTCTTATGCTCATCGTCTTCCCCTTTTGCCCTGTTTGACCATCAGGACGCCGTTAACTATTACGTGACGCTCGCCTTTTCTGTCTCGGTTGTACTTGAGCACTGTTCCTCTTGCGCAGGAAAGCATCCTCGCCACTTCGGTCTGATTGCCTCGCGTCTGGATAAGAAGCTCTGGTATCGTTTGAATTGTGGCATTCATACGTTCTCCAGTTCGGTGATTTTTATTCCAAGCCTTCCGCCTGGTACTTTCACGCCACGAATTACGCGAATGTCATCGAATTGCTCGTCGTCTTCCGCAAATCCGGCGTGGATAAGGGAGTCGAGTAAACCTTTCAGGATGTTGTCGAGGTCGCGGCGGCGGGAGTCTGGAACGTCTGCGATGACTTTGATGCGGAGTCGTGATTTGGTGAAAATGTCTAACTTAAGTTGGCGGATGATTTGCTGAACGTCTTTTCGGTATTTCTGGCCTTTATCGCTTATGTAATATTGGCTTCCCCGTCTTCGCCAGTAGGTGTTCACCGACGGCGGGTATGGAAGCACAAACTGATATTCGTTCATGACTTAATCTTCCCCTCCTTCAGCAGTATCGCCTGCGTCCTGATTACGCCTTCGAGGTGGTAAAGTCTGGCGTCTTTGTTGTCGAGATTATGGGTGCGTCGGTCGATCTCCGCGTGGCAGTCACTACAAGCCCATGCGCCGATCAGGTCGTCAGGCTTCATTCCCGTTCCGCAAATTCCAGCCATCCGGTAATGTGCCAGAACTGTAGTTTCAGGGTTGCCATTGCATACGCCGTAAATACGTACCTGGCATTCTCTGCCGCGCGCTTCTTTGCGTAGGTTAGCCATTAAGCAGCCTCCCCTGTTACTTTCAGCATTCCGTTATCGAGCAGCTTTCTGGTCAGCCACTGTTGACCACGCCCGGTGATTTTTGTGGTGAACGATATCTGTATTCCGTGATTTGTGTTGACCGCTGTTTCTTTCACTGTGAAATAGCCGCGATCCATATATTCCTGCATTGGCACATTTCGCCGGGAACCTGAAGCAATAAGGATTTTGTGATCGCGCATCCATGCAAACAGTTTGTTTTGACCAATACCGACAACCTTTGCAAAGTTTCCAATCAAAATTCCGCTGGCCTCGCCAACGCGATCGGCAAACTCAACTTTAGGTGCGGCAATTGCGAGCTGGTTTTCCAGTTGCATTTTCTGCTCAGCAAGATCAGCAGCAAGGCGCAACGCTTCTGGTAGCGTTTTGGGGATATTAACCGCAGCTTCTTCAAGCTCTCGCCAACGGTCAACAAGACGAGCGGTGAATTCCGGCGACAACTGAGCGACGACAATAATGCTGTCTCGCTTACCTTGTTCGCCCTCAAAAACGTAAGCCTCTACGCCACGAAGTAATCCTAAGTTATTGATTTTTTCGAAAACCACCATTGGGGGATTTCGGATCACACCTCGAGCCGCCAGTCGTTCAATAGATTGTTTCACCTTGTCATGACGACTTCCCACCAACTCAGCGATTTCAATGCTTGTCATTTTGATGGCATTGCCATTTATTAACTCATTCATCGTCTTCTTCCTCGTACATTGAGCTATTCGGATCGCTCATCAGTTCTGCGCAGCAATCTGAGCACACGTGAACTTCCAGCACATGCAGCTTCTGACCGCATTTAGCGCACGTTAAAGCTCGCTCGACGCTTTCTTTCTGGTATTGAAGGGATTGGGATGGGCTAAGCATTATTGGCGTCCTGCATCATGAGAAAGACAATCATGGCGGCACGGAGTGGATTGTCATATGCGACACCAACATTCGGTCCGGCATCATCAAACAAGTCCCTTGCGTTGTCTGTAGCGCACGGCATTGAGGGATTGTCTAAAATTATGCTGATGTTGTTTTCAGTGATAATCGGCCATGCGTCTGCTGGGTTTGCGCATGGGTTAAAGGATCCGCGCTCAACCTCTACTTCAACTGCGTCTCCGTTTACAATGTCTCCCTCAAATGAGATAAACACCATCGCGCCATTCTCACCTTCTTTGTAATCCGGTGATCCGTTATGAATGGCTTCGAATACCGCCACGTTAATTTCAAAATCACTTAACTGTGAATAATCCATTGTCACTTCCTCGCACGATGTCTTAGCCACCGGATATCCCACAGGTGAGCCGTGTAATTGAAGGTTTTTACGTCAGATTCTTTTGGGATTGGCTTGCGTTTATTTCTGGAGCGTTTCGTTGGAAGGTATTTGCAGTTTTCGCAGATGATGTCAGTGATGCTTCGTCGCTGTCGTCTCATGCAGCCCTCCTGACGCCCTGCCCGATCGCCATCAATGCCGCTTTGGATACGGTAGTAAACATCCGTCGAGGACTGATGAACGGTCGCCAAATCAGCAGCATGGAGCCTTTGCTGTTTCCCTTCTTCTCCAGCCCTGTCGATGGTTCGATAAAATTAATCCGTCCATCAGTGATGATGCGAACTTCGTCAACACTCTCCAGAGCCTTGCTGAACCATCCGACTGACATATCCTCTGGCACAAGCATAACTACCGTCTGTCGCTGTTGTATGCACTGCTCAGCGGCTTTTTCCACCCACGGCCTGATATTGCTGTACGGTGGGTTATTCCAGATTGCACCGTGGCTTATCCACTCAGAATTTAGCGCGTCGTCGGCCTCAGTTAACCAGTGAGCGCACAGAGCATTTTTGTCGCTCGCTGCCGAATCCAGCCAGAATCCAAACTCAATATCCAGTGCATCAAAAAGCCAAAGCGGCGTTTGCCAGCAGTCCTTGTCGTGTGCTGGCGTATTTGATTTGATAGTCATGCAGCCCGATCTCCCCATCTCGCTTTCCATTCCAGAGCCAGTCGCGCTTCGTCTGACCACTTAACGCCACGCTCTGTACCGAATGCCTGTATAAGCTCTAATAGCTCCGCAAATTCGCCTACACGCATCCTGCTGGTTGACTGGCCTATTACCACAAAGCCATTCCCGGCAAGGTTAGGAACAACATCCTGCTGCTTTAATGCTGCGGTAAACACACACTTCCAGCTTTCTGCATCCAGCCAGCGACCATGCCATTCAACCTGACGAGAGACGTCACCAAGGCAAGCCCAAAGCTTTCGATTCTGGTCTAAGCTGCGGTTGCGTTCCTGAATGGTTACTACGATTGGTTTGGTTGGGTCTGGAAGAATTTGCTGTACCGCGTGAATAGCGTTTTGCTGATGTGCCGGAGATCGAATTTCAAAGGTTAGTTTTTTCATGACTTCCCTCTCCCCCAAATAAAAAGGCCTGCGATTACCAGCAGGCCTGTTATTAGCTCAGTGATGTAGATGGTCATCAGAATCCTCCTTTCTTCTTGGACTGCGGCTCCTCGCGTTCACGGCGGCGCATTTCAGCAGACTGTTGGTCTGTGTCATAAATAGCGCCATTTGCCTGAATGCAATACACCGTGCCGGTATTGCCATGACGATTGAGACGAAGGATTAGTTCAGTTTCACCAGGTGGAACACTGTCATCAAAAGCGCCTTCACGATGGATCCCGACCCAATAATCGCAATCCTGTTCAATCTGCCCTGTATCCCGTGAGTCACTTGGTAATGGGCGTTTATTGGTTCGGCTTTCCAGTGCGCGGTTAAGCTGCGTCAGAAGCACAACAACGCAATCAAGCTCTTTGGCAAGGTTCTTCAGTCCTTTGGTGATCATGCCGTAGGCAAGGTCGTTGCGATCGGCCTTCTCAGCGGTCATTAGTGTCAGGTAATCGACCAGAATCATGCCAACGCATCCTTTTTCTCGCTTGATTCGACGGCTTTCGCTGACGATTTGAGCCAGAGATAATCCCGGCGTGTCGTCGATGTAAAGCAGGTCGATTTCACTCAAACGATTAGCTGTTTCGATCGCCCTGTTGAAGTCACCATCGTAATCACCCTGATAGCCGTCATCAGCGTCATTTGTCGCCGGAAGGTAAAAAATATTCGGGTTAACACCTGACTTCTGTCCCACCAGTTTTTCCAGTATCTGGTCACCTGGCATTTCAAGGCTGAACATCAGAGCGGGCTTTTTCTCATGCACTGCGCAGTTGATTGCCATCTGGCTGTATAGCGTCGTTTTCCCCATCTTAGGGCGAGCGCCAATGACAAACAGAGAGCCTTTCACCAGACCTTTCGGTGACAGCATCCTGTCCAGCGATGGGATCCCCGTGCTCATTCCTCGTTGTTCGCCTGACGGGTCAAATCGCTTCTCAAGGTCGCTAACCCAGTCTTCCATGACCTCACCAAATGAGCGAAGGCCGCGACGCGATCCGGTTTTTGCATGGTCTGTCAGTTGCGTGAAAATCGCCTGAATAGCTTCGTACTTCTGCGTTGCAGTCATTCCGTTGCGGGAATAGAGCAATTCCGTCGCTTCAGTCATGCGGTTTATGGCGTAGCGTTCCATTGCGGTTTCACGAACCTGCATTGCATAGGCAACGATGTTTGCTGCGCTTGGCGTGTTTTTTGCGATCTCAGCGATATAAGCAAAACCGCCAACAGACGCCGTTAACGATTTACGCTCCAGTTCATCGAAAAGCGTCAGGCCATCTACTGGCTTTTGCTCCCGGTGCATTCTGGTTATTTCTTCGAAAAGGATTTTGTGTGGTCGGCCGTAAAATGAATCAGGCTTCAGCATCGCCAGAACTTTCTGGACGCGCTCACTGCTGTCATCATCCAGAAGCAATCCACCAATCACCGCCTGCTCTGCCTCGATGCTATGGGGCGGCGCATAAAAATTATCGGTCATCGTGTTCACCCTCACGAACTTTCAGGTAGGTATTGTCGTTAAGCAGGAAATCAAATCCCTTTTTGTGCCAGACGGTTCCGCGTTGATGGTTTGGACGCTCTTCGAACATCCATCGGCAATTTTCGCCTACGTAGCTCAAATAATTTCTCCAGTCCTGCATCGTGAACCCATGCCCGTCAAGCTGGCGGGTTATCACTCCGGCTTTGCGCCAGAACGTTCGGATCTGGTTTTTACGCTTGTCATTCAGTGCGCGGATTCTTGGCGCTTCAGGAAGGATTTCGTGGTAAGCATCAACAACATCCTGACAGCTAACGGAAGGTTTTTTCTTGTCAGACTTTTTGTCTGCTGCGGTACTCTCTAATACGTCAGTATTAGAGATAATATTATTATATTCTTTATCTGTGGTAATTTGCTGGTAATCTGCTGGTACAGTATTGCTTGCAGGCATTGGTATTGCTGGCTTTGAGGTGGTAATTTGCTGGTAATCTGCTGGTACAAAATTTGACTGATAATCGTCATATTTCTCTACCGAGAAAACTGAGAATTTACCGTGTGAAACCCAGTCAATCATGCCGAGTTTTTTGAACTTTCTAAGCAGGTACTGAACGCGATCTGGTTTGAGTCCTGTTTCAAACGCCAGAGAGTTTCTACCGCCAAGTAGCTTCCCTCTGCCTACCAGAATTTCTCCTGCGTCAGTCATTACATACTCAGGCGTATGCTTTGCTTTGAGGATTAAGTGAACCCACAGATGCGCAGCTTCTGCGTCCTTGTAAAACGGCACATCCATAATTTTACGGTGCAGCAAGGCATACCCCTTACCGCTGCTTTGATGCGGTTGTTGTAGCCTTCTGGCCTCTCTGGCTTCGGCTAGATTAGATATGTTACTCATGACCTTTCTCCTTCTGCATCAGCTTCACTTTTTCCAACTCAGCCCGGAATCGACCAGGCTGCTTGAAGCTGGACAGGAAGCGATCACGTAGTATGTGTTTGTGAATTTTGTCCTGGTAAGGACTGAGTTGTTTTGTCATAATGACTCCTGTGGATTGATCCAGTAATTCCCTCAGAATTGCATATCAATTTGCTTAAAATCCTCGGTGGCGGCCGGGGATTTTTTCTTTGTGATTTCATCAAGCGCATACTTAAAAGCCCTGCTAATCGGACTGATGTCTGATGCCATTCCGAAAGCACACAAGACCGAAGCAATAAATCTCCAGTCCGTTCTGCTTATCTTCGATTCATGACAGCCAATCATCTTTGCCAGACCGCGCTGGGTAATAGCTGACAGATTGATAAGTAAATCTGTTTCTGCGCGATCAACGTCACGCTGTGATAGTTTGCTGTAACTTGTTCTTTCCATTTCTTAAGATTTCCAATAGTGAATAGTTAGTTGAAAGGTATGCGTGGAAACGCATATGGCCTTAGTTGGTCAGATATCTTGGGGCTCGCTTTTCAGCGACGTAGGACGAATGTCCATTGTTACAAAGAGCGGGGTTACTTATGCTGCTGATGCTCTACGCGATACGAACACCAGATTTTCCTTTTTCACAGGTTTATAACCCGTGAAATTACGAGTGGCTTCTTCGATTGCATTCGCTTTATCTGGGGAAGCTCTTCGAAACCCATATGCAATCTGATCAAGATAGCCAACTGAAGTATTCGCTAATGCGGCGAGTCGCTTCCATTCCTCACTAGAAGCCTCTTTTCGCCAGCGTAGTAGTTCATTACTCATTAGTGCCTCCGTTTATCACACAGAGCAACTTTACCATTTTGATAAATAAACTGCAATGGAGATTTATCAAAATGCGTATTTATCCATTTGCTAAATAGAGGGAGAATCGTGGGATGGAAAACAAAGATATTCGCAAATCGAATCTGGCGTTTTTGCTAGATGAGCATAAAAAAATCGCTGGTAACACTAATGCAAGCTTTGCCGATAAGCTTGGAGTTAGCCCTTCTCAACTCACGCAAGTCTCCGGTGAAAAAAGCACTCGAAACATAGGGGATAAACTAGCAAGAAAATTCGAAGCCGCACTTGGGTTACCTAATGGGTGGCTTGATTTGGTACATGATGTAACACCAATTGCATCATGCTCAGATTCTTTAACTTTTGTCGGTCAGGTAAGAAAAGGGTTAGTGCGCGTGGTTGGTGAGGCAATTCTTGGTGTTGATGGTGCCATCGAGATGACCGAAGAGCGCGATGGGTGGCTCAAGATTTATAGCGATGATCCAGATGCCTTTGGTCTTCGTGTGAAAGGAGACAGCATGTGGCCTAGAATAAAATCAGGAGAATATGTACTCATTGAGCCTAACACCAAAGTATTCCCGGGTGATGAGGTGTTTGTCAGAACCGTTGAAGGACACAACATGATCAAAGTTCTTGGCTATGACAGAGACGGAGAATACCAGTTTACAAGCATCAACCAGGACCATAGGCCAATAACGTTGCCTTATCATCAAGTAGCAAAGGTGGAGTATGTGGCTGGTATTCTGAAGCAATCTCGCCATCTGGATGACATCGAGGCAAGGGAGTGGCTGAAAAGTTCGTGACTTCATCGTCACATAGCTGATAGCCAGTGGCCTGAAGAGACGTTTGGGTAATTCCAATTGTTATTTATGAACAGTCAATTCCGCCAGATTGGTGATGATGACAAGCCGCTATGGCTTAGCTTCAACATGAATACATTCATCGTAACCACAGCAGGGAGTTTAACGAATGAATTCTATTGAAAATCATGATGTTTATGTGTATACAGGCGATATTCATCGTGATGGTTATCTTGATCTCACCAATGAAATCAAGAAACGTAAGTCACAACATGGATTAAAAGAAAATGTTATCTTCTGTGTTGCTACTTATGGCGGTGATCCAAATGCAGGTTATCGTATAGGTAGAGCTCTACAGCACCATTATGAAACGGTAACACTTTTAGTTGTTGGACCATGCAAAAGTGCTGGTACACTAATAGCTATAGCAGCCAATAAACTTGTTATTGGCGACATGGGGGAGCTTGGACCATTAGATATCCAACTGAAAAAAAACGATGAAATAGGTGAAATGAGTTCTGGTTTAGCTATCATGACAGCTCTTGATGCTCTAAAGGAACGCTCTATTTCAGCGTTTAACTCACACCTTGTTAAGATAAGGTACGAAAATCAGATCAGTACTAAAATGTCTGCTGATATCGCAACCAGACTTACAGAAGCGTTGATAGCACCTATGGCCGCACAGATAGATCCTATAAAGCTTGGTGAACATCAGCGCGCAATGAGTATAGCTATCACTTATGGTCAACGATTAGCAGACAAACCAAGCAGCCTAAAAGAAGGGGCGTTAGGCAAACTAATAGCCTCATATCCTTCACATGGATTTGTTATCGACAGAAAAGAAGCCAAGGAACTTTTCAAGTGTGTTGAACATCCTGAAGGCATAACAGAAATACTCTATAATCTTTTCTGTGACAAAATTCATAGTGGTGAAATTCCAACATTTGGAAAGCCAAGAGTAATGGATTTCACTGTTTCCCAACAAGATAAAGAGGAATACACTAATGCCGAAGAATCTGCAACCGGAGATGGAAGTTCTCAACAGGATGCTGGAAAGCCAGATCCAGGAAGGTCGCGATCTGGCAAGAAAAGCGGAACAACACCTGAACGAGATCAAGAAGGAATTGGAGCCGTATCAATTCAACCACCAGATGAACAGCAACCTAATGCGTGATCTCTTTGCTCTGTAATTAATTCCTCACATCCCGGCCTCAGCGCCGGGTTTTCTTTGCCTCACGTTCGCCCCAAAACACATAACCAATTGTATTTATTTGAAAATTAACAGATACAACTCACTAAAACGCGCAATTCTGATCCCCCTCAAGTCTCTTTATTCCTTCTGATAAATTCCTGCAATCAAATAAAAAACCATAATAATCAACAGGATATTTGAAAACAAAAACAATTTATCATTTTGCTATTGCCATTAATTTATCATTTCGATAAAGTTAACTCATCAGCAGGACGCTGGAAGCCAAACGGAACAGACTGGCAGGCTCTTTAAACAACGTCGAACACTCGACTACGTGGCTGAAAAGCCAGATCACCCAACCACATAAGCTGTGGGATGCAATGCCGAAGCAACCGTCTCAGGAGGGGCTTCGAGATTGCATCGCCAAAGTTTATTCGGGAGGAATCTATGTCCAGAAAAACAGAATTTAAAGGCACCTCAGCTTCTCGCCGTAGAGCTCGTCGCGCAAACCTGCAAAGTCAGGAGGCGATCAGCTCCGACAAGCTACACAGGCCAACCCCTTCACGAGTGGTCTTGCAATGCAAGCGCAAACCAGCAATGAGAGCAGAAGTGATAACTCTGACAACGTTGACCAGAAAATATGAAGGTTCAACTTGTCTTCCGAACGTAGCCATTTACGCGGCAGGCTACAGGAAATCAAAACAACTGACAGCAAGGTGACTTGTGTTGGTCGCCAGAAACAACGCGGAAAATCAATTCCAGCTTATTACGATTGAGGTAGTCATGCTCAAGAAAGTCAAACGCCGACTTTACAAAGAAGGTAGATATTCATGTCAATTGCCAAAATGCGACACAACAAAATGGAGTGTCGATGATTGGTGTAACTGGATAGATAGATACGGAACTTGGTGGGAGCGTATTTATTTTCGCAGCAAACCACTTATTTGAGGTGAGATATGGAGTTTCATGAAAGTGCGATTTGTGATTTTCGCGCTAACGCAAATTCAGTAAAACCACAGCCAATTGCAGTTCTTTTTAAAACAATGGGTGCGTGGGCTGTTTTATGCTTCGCCTCTGATGACACTGACGCAAGAATGGCAATAGGCCAAGAGATGGAGATGGACCCGACAAACGATGAATTCATAATTTATGGCGCTCCATCTAATTACTTACTTGATACCTGCAACATTTACAACAAGGCTGCCTGATGGTGGCCTTCATTTTTGGCATAAACAACAGAATAAACACTGCACTGTGTATTCATTCCAACGAGTGAATACACGGAGCAATGTCGCTCGTAACTAAACAGGAGCCGACTTGTTCTGATTATTGGAAATCTTCTTTGCCCTCCAATGTGAGGGCTTTTTTATATGCATACCAATAACGCTTCAATTGAGGCGTTTTCGTTATGCAATCAAACAGAAGGAGTTACCCATGATGCACTTTCAGTTCGCGGGTAGCGGCGTCATGTCCGCTTTCTACCCGCACGAATCTGAATTATCACGCCGAGTTAAACAATTAATCAGAGCAGCAAAGAAACAACTGGAGGCGTTATGCGCAATGAAATAGCCATCAATCACCAGGTGCTTCGTGCAGCACAAAACAAAGCAGTAATAGCCAGATTTATTGGTGATTCCAAAATGTGGCTTGAAGCAAATAAAGCGATGAAATCAGCTATCAACCTTCCATGGTATCGCAGGAAATGAGTTTTACAGATAACTGGTCAGACGAAGAATTCATTCGTCAGATGAAAGAATTAATCGGTAACGAAGGAGATATTCATGTTACTTGCAACCACAGTGAAGGAGAGCAAGTTACAGAGGCGCATGTACACGCAGCAGGCGTTAATGTATCGCCAGAAGGGAGATCGTGAAGGTGTTCGCGTATTTTTAAATGCGGCAAAGACTGAAGTATTAAATCAGCGTTATTTACTTGGGCCGTGTCCATTCTGAGAACAATCATATGAGCAAAGAATTTTACGCAAGACTGGCAGCTATTCAGGAGAATCTGAACGCGCCAAAGAATCAGTACAACTCATTCGGTAAATATAAATACAGAAGCTGCGAAGACATTCTTGAAGGCGTTAAGCCGTTACTGAATGGCCTGTTTTTATCAATCAGCGATGAAGTTGTGTTGATTGGTGATCGGTATTACGTGAAAGCCACGGCAACTATTACCGATGGCGAAAACAGTCATACAGCAACCGCTCTTGCACGAGAGGAAGAAAGCAAGAAAGGAATGGATTCTGCACAAGTTACGGGCGCTACAAGCTCTTATGCACGCAAGTATTGCCTCAATGGTTTGTTCGGCATTGATGATGCGAAAGATGCAGATACCGACGAGCATAAACATCAGCAGAACGCAGCAGCAAAGCAATCAAAACCATCACCTACACCTGAACAGGTTCTAAAAGCATTCACTGACGCAGCAATGCAGAAAAACACCGTAGAAGAGCTTAAACAGGCGTTCGCCAAAGCGTGGAAGATGCTCGAAGGCACACCGGAGCAGCACAAAGCGCAGGACGTTTACAACATCAGACGAGACGAATTAGAAGGGGCAACTGCTTAATGGCACATTCGATTACAGTAAGACTAAACAAACCCGCAAGAGAGTTTCAGGCCGGGGAAAATATCGGATTCAACATCCGTGCTGGCGTTCAGTATTACGATCGCCAGACAAAAAAGAAAGAATGGACAAACTACAGCGCCGTTGTATTTGCCAAGCCGGGAGCGCGAGCGGATTACTACCGTAGTGTTCTTGTTGAAGGTGGCATTGTGGAAATTACCGGAGAAAACATCAGGGTTGATGTTTATCAGGGGCAAAATGGTCAATCAATCACTCTTGAATTACTGAATGCAAAGATTGGATTTGCAACTTCAGGAAACAGCCAACAGCAGCAAAGTAGCAATCATCAAAATCATCCTGTATACGACGATTCCATCCCATTCTGATTTAGAAAAATAAGGATTTAATTATGCCAGCGCCTCTGTATGGTGCGGATGACGCGCGCCGCTGTTCCGGCAATTCCGTATCGGAGGTGCTGGATAAATTCAGAAAAAACTACGATCGGATAATGTCGCTACCGCAGGAAACGAAAGAGGAAAAGGAATTTCGCCATTGTATATGGCTTGCAGAGAAAGAAGAACTCGAGCGAATTTACCAGACATCAATCCGACCATTCCGCAAAGCCACATATACCCACTTCCCTGAAATTGACCCGCGCCTGCGTAATTACCGCTCACGCTATGGCGCTATCAGTAATGACTGAGGAATTTACCATGAGAGGACTTGCATACAATCCCGGCATTCTTCCGGCAGAAATGATTATTCGCCAACGCGTAAAGCCAATGCCATCGAGAGAGGAATTGCTTAAAAGAAATAGTTTCGGTTCTGTTAATGACAACAAATATCTGAATGCGATGTTGCGCAAAGGAGGCAACCGGTGACTGGACATGCAGCGATCCTCGACATGTGCTGTGGCAGCCGCATGTTCTGGTTAGATAAGAATGACGAACGGGCGAGATAAGCGATCGGTTAAGTGCTATAGTAATGCGCTTTTGTATTTATGGAGTGAATATGAAAAATATCATACTGGCATCATTGTTAGTGGCATCGCCGGGTGCATTTGCAGCCAGCTTTGACTGCCAAAAGGCTTCGACAGCAATCGAACATAAGATCTGCGATAACGAACGGCTGTCAAAATTAGACGAACAGCTTAGCTCTGCCTATTCTAGTGCCCTCAAAGAAAACCCAGAGAACGCAGACACCCTAAAAATGGTTCAACGTCAGTGGGTAAATATGCGTGGAAAACTCACTGATAATAAGGCTCTGGAGCTGGCTTATCTTATCCAAATTAATGGCCTCAAAGGTTTGGGGAGTTCAGTCAGCGTAACAGCGGCCAATGAGATACCCACGTCGACGCAGAAACATTCTGAAGAGCAGGAAGAAACAAGTAAGGCAGAAGTTAAGTCGGTCAAGAACGGCAATAAGCTAACCTTAGAGTCATTCCGAGCTAAATATGTAGAAGTAGATGGTGAGTATTACAGCACGACATCCATTCCTAGAGGCAGTTCGTTCTTGTTCACTTGCGCCAGTCGTATTGCTGATGACCAAGTGAATGTTTGGAAGAAACATGCAGCCAAAGAGGGCAAAATCGACCTATTCTTTGAGGTTGAGAATCACTTACACACTGCTATGTTGAACGCCAATTTCCAGAAGTTGAATTCAGACCCTGCCAAAAGAGGTATTTGTAATCTGATTAACGCAGTGCCGTAAGTAAATTTAGGGCCACAGTTGTGGCCTTAAATATTTTTTCAGCCTTTTCTTATTTGTAATAAGCAGTACTTAGTAGTGCTTATAAAACAGAATAAAAAACATATGACTTTGGCGATTACCCAGTAAAGATATTCGAAATAAATGTAAATATCGGCAATGAATAACAATCCTCGCACTCGCGGGGATTTCTTTTATCTGAACTCGCTACGGCGAGTTTTGTTTTATGGAGATGATAAATGCACTTCCGAGTCACAGGTGAATGGAATGGAGAACCATTCAACAGAGTTATCGAAGCAGAGGACATCAACGACTGCTATGACCACTGGATGATATGGGCGCAGATAGCACATGCAGACGTAACCAATATTCGAATTGAAGAACTGAAAGAACACCAAGCCGCCTGATGGCGGTTTTTTATTGCCTGATTTGCAGGTTCGATTCCCTATTCGGAGATAGCACTCATGCAACACGAACTACAACCTGATTCACTGGTTGATTTGAAATTCATCATGGCTGATACTGGCTTCGGTAAAACCTTCATTTATGACCGGATTAAGTCCGGCGACCTGCCAAAAGCCAAAGTTATCCACGGGCGAGCAAGATGGTTATATCGTGACCATTGTGAATTCAAAAATAAGCTCTTAAGCCGCGCCAATGGGTAAAATAGCGGGTAAAATATTTCTCACATCTAAAAAATACCATTCCAATCAATCCCCTGCTGCCTCAAGTAGATGTCTGCAGGGGACACCAGATACCCTTCAAACGAAATCTACCTTCACCCCGTAAAAGATGGGTTTGGCAGCACACTTGCCTTATATCTACTCATTTTTACTGCAACAGGTTGAAATCTCAGCACTGTCAGAAAGCGCTGATGACTAAACAGCCCTGGGCCGGGCGATGTAACCATCACACAGAATCCTGATAGCGAAATATGGCGTGACTCGATACTTCACTCCGCAATGCATTCCTTGATGAATTCGCAGGACCGTGATACACGGGACAGGTCACTGAATGACGACAATGTCCTGGAAATCAGCGAACCGCGCATCTGAAGTACATTTGAGCGACTGTACCAGAACATGAATGAGGCGTTTGGATTAGGCGATTATTAGCAGGGCTAAGCATTTTACTATTATTATTTTCCGGTTGAGGGATATAGAGCTATCGACAACAACCGGAAAAAGTTTACGTCTATATTGCTGAAGGTACAGGCGTTTCCATAACTATTTGCTCGCGTTTTTTACTCAAGAAGAAAATGCCAAATAGCAACATCAGGCAGACAATACCCGAAATTGCGAAGAAAACTGTCTGGTAGCCTGCGTGGTCAAAGAGTATCCCAGTCGGCGTTGAAAGCAGCACAATCCCAAGCGAACTGGCAATTTGAAAACCAATCAGAAAGATCGTCGACGACAGGCGCTTATCAAAATTTGCCACGCTGTATTTGAAGACGGATATGACACAAAGTGGAACCTCAATAGCATGTAACAGCTTCACTAATGAAATAATCCAGGGGTTAACGAACAGCGCGCAGGAAAGGATACGCAACGCCATAATCACAACACCGATAAGTAATGCATTTTTTGGCCCTACCCGATTCACAAAGAAAGGAATAATCGCCATGCATAGCGCTTCGAGTACCACCTGGAATGAGTTGAGATAACCATACAGGCGCGTTCCTACATCGTGTGATTCGAATAAACCTGCATAAAAGACAGGAAAAAGTTGTTGATCAAAAATGTTATAGAAAGACCACGTCCCCACAATAAATATGACGAAAACCCAGAAGTTTCGATCCTTGAAAACTGCGATAAAATCCTCTTTTTTTACCCCTCCCGCATCCGCCGCTACGCACTGGTGATCCTTATCTTTAAAACACATGTTGATCATCATAAATACAGCGCCAAATAGCGAGACCAACCAGAAGTTGATATGGGGACTGATACTAAAAAATATGCCGGCAAAGAACGCGCCAATAGCATAGCCAAAAGATCCCCAGGCGCGCGCTGTTCCATATTCGAAATGAAAATTTCGCGCCATTTTTTCGGTGAAGCTGTCAAGCAA